CGGTGCTTTAAAATTTGTGATGTTTGTCATGATAGAAAAGCCTATTTCTTTTGTGAGAGATGTGGGGAAAAGCATTGTTCGGGGAAACATTGTAGTTGCCCAAAGAATCATTGCGAAAAGCTAGCCTGCAGAGTCACGTTATTAAAGAAGGAGTCAAAGGAGGCACAGACGAGTGCAATACCATTAGATCCGATAGCAGTGAGTGGAGCCTCATTGTTCAAATTGAATTATAACAAACCCTCAGTACCATTGGGAAACATAACGAGAGTTTGTTTTCCAGGAGATGGAAAGCAATATTTGATGATGTGTTACCACCAGGTGACAATAAGCACTAAAACAGTTGTTGAAGTGCGAAATCCAATGGGAACATTATTTGAATATCCACTACCACCTCCGGATAAATGGCAACGGTGTTTCGTTAATGAAGACTTAGCAGTGTGTCCGGTAACAGAATTTAAATGTGGGGGGGTAGCTTTCCCGCGTGGGCAAGCGTTGCCTATGATTCTGGATTACACGCACACGGTTGGGGATGGTTTGACTTTTGTGGCATATGATCCGATCTCGTTGAACTTGACTTCGACGGGGGTTTCTAACCCACGACAGTCAAGATCCGAGGGAAGATTGTTCTACTTGAATTCAACGGCCAATGGGTCGTGTGGATCACCGGTAGTATTGTCGGCACAAGGAAAACTATCTGTTGTTTCAATACATGCTGGAACAACGGGCACAGAGAATTACGGTTACACGATGACTGTGATGCCTCTGACCTCGAAAAACTAAGTTTGGTCCCCCGGTCAGGGGCCGAAACACGGGTGGTGGAAAAGGAGGGGGTGGATCCTTGGGTCGGACTCAAAGATCCAAGAGTGGGGCTGGCGTATGAAGGCCTCGAATTAGTAGGATTCCTAACAACGAACACAGTATCGTTTGAGAAGGGAGGAAAATACAAAAGGAAAATAGATCACTTGGCAGCAACTCTCCCAGGTTTTTTGTTGGAAAAGCTAAAAAGCTTTGCCGGAAGCTTTTTTGCCTCGCAAATAACATGGGTCTCAATGGACAAGTCTGTTCGAAAAATGGACAAGATACCCGTAAAGAGATACAAAGGAGAGATATATGATCGCGCATGGAATAAGTTGCAGAAAAAATTGCATGCAGTGTGGGCAGGGACTAGAGAAACACCTTCAGAAGAGTTTATACCGGGGATGAATTTGAAAACATCACCGGGATACAAATGGAGTATGTTCTTCAAAACTAAACTGGAAACAATGACGCAAGAAGTATTTTGGGAAGTTATGGCAGAAGCACCATATTCAGCTCCCCCAATATGGAAAGTATCAGGAAAAAAGGAATGGTTGTCGAAAGAGGACATAGATAATGATAAAGTGCGTACTTTTATAGTACCGCCACTAGAGTTGTTGTTGTGGTCAAAAAAATTCTATTATTACCAGAATCAAGCCTTGAAAGGATTTTGGTGGTCAGCATATGGTTTCAATCCCTATAGAGGCGGAGTGCAAACAATGGCATTGAACTTATTGAAGTTTAACATATTTGTGTCGTACGACGTGAGAGGATGGGATAGAGTACTACCACATCTAAAAGATGTGTATAGGCTAAGAAACCGTTATTATGATAATAGAGTGGAGTGGTCTCGAGCTTTAGAATATGTGACAGAGAATCATTGTCGCAGTTATTTGCTGTTACCCTTAGGGGATATAGTAAGAAGGAGGTGTGGAAACAATTCAGGAAGTGGAAACACGACTCCGGATAATATAATAGCACATATGTTGATATTGTCGTACACGTTGTTGAAGATCTATAAGGATGAGCGAATACTAGATGTGGTACCAGCTTATCTGTTTGGTGATGATAACGTGATGTCATTGCCAGAACCACCAAAAGGAATAATTATAGAATCAATAATTAGAGAAACATATTTAGAGTTTGGCTTGGAATTGGATCCATACATAGAATCCCGGAACTTAGAAGATCATAGCTTTTTGGGCTTTAGATTTGGACGAGAAAAGGATGTGTGGAAACCATATTTTATGGCCGATAAACTAATCTCATCTTTTGTGTACACTATAGAGAAGAAGAACAATGATGCCGCATCATTATCGAGGATGTGGACGTTGACCTTTATGGTGGGAATAAAAGGAGGGGAGGAGTACGAAACAATGGTAGTAGCACTAGAATCAATATTTGAAAGTCTATCGACATCGCAAGATCCTGTAGTGAGATCTCTACGAGAAGCAGGTCCACCGGACCGAGATCAAATAGAGCACTTTGTTATAGGGCGTGAATGTATATTCTATGGAAGGTTGGAGGAAGAATTATTACATTTACAATGGATAGACGAGCTAACAAACAGCAAACGGAACCGAGGGGGACAAAAAAGCCTCTGAAGGAACCCCAAAAACAAGCAAAACCCGGACCGCCACGGGTGAAAACAAAGCAAATAGAACGACGGAACAAACCGCATCTGGAGATCAGAGGAAATGGTCTAAGTATACAGAATGTGGCTACAATGTCGAATGTGGTGCACGACGACAAGTACTTTGAGAAACTTTGCGCTCGGCAAGGGATAAAGAAATCAAGTATAGATTTCTTGAAAGGGTACTTAGATCCAATGCACGATTTAGCATTTGTTCCTAGAGGAATGCCAGATAGAGATACCAGTTCGACGGTCGTCAGACGAATTGCTAAATCTACAACAGTGGCTTCTCCAGGAACGGGAACCTTTCCAGGGATATGGGATTTACATATCGTTTTCAATCCGTGGTCGCCAACGACAATGATTGAAGTGGGAAGAGAGAACAACCGGTTGACCACAACAAAGGCGCCGGCCCGGGTCCAACTCATAGGAGGGATCCAAGCATATGCCATAACCCCAGGCACAAATTTTGAATACAACAGGAACGACATAGCAAACGTGCTATCACCGATGGTGAATGTGACGAATGGAAACGTAGCGGTGGGCTTGAGAAACTCATCGTTATGGTTGGATCCTGAAAATGAACGGGGCGCAACAAGGATAGTGGGAGTCGGCATAGAGATAGTCGATACCACCGCAGAAATCGCGCGGCAAGGGATGATCACCACCTGGAGATCGAACGAGCCGAAGAAAGAACCTTCTACCTACATTGACGAAGGGGGGCTGGGGGATGCGCAGATAGCACACACTCGGCAGGTACTACGGTATCCGCCAAGTGGGACAGCAGAAGCGCTAATATACCCGGCCTCCGCGCAGTGGAGAGCACAGGAAGGAGCTTATATGCCAGGGATTTTCTCCTCTTTTGAGAATCCTTTGCAGTTAGCGAACTATGTGGAACCAACCCTTATAGATGGTCAGATAGATGATGACGTGCCAAAAGCAGACAATCTACCTATCGGAACTAACCAAAACCCCATGTGGGTGGCATTGCCATACGCAGGGGCGACAGGTTATGTTGTTGTCAATTGTCAGAAAATATACCCCTATCAACAGATGGGGGCAATACTGACGGGATTGGCTTCGACAGCGACTGTTACAATAAGGGCAAATTTCTACGTGGAATATGCACCTTGCAGCAATGACCAACTCTTGCTGCCATTAGCAAGAATGTCATCTCCATACGACCCAGTGGCTCTGGAATTTTTATCTAGGGTCAATAGAATGCTCGCAGTTGCCGTACCGGCAGGTGAGAATTGGGATGGAGAGTTTTGGTCGAAAGTGGTTACTATAGCAACGACGGTACTCGGAGGAGGCCTAGCAGTAGTAAACCCAGCTTTAGGCGCCGCCATAATGGCAGGCGGTGGAGCACTAGCAGGTGCCATGAGAGGAGGAGGACGATAACCTCCGCTCATGACACGTGCAGCACCATTTTGCAGTTTTGGTGATAATAAAAACG